TCCAACCTAGGATAAATTCCTAGAATAGTCATTGGTAATGCCTGGGGTTGCTGAATGTAAACTAATCCTTCGGTTCCAAAATCAGAATCAAATTCAATAAATTTATCTCCAGTAAACAGCGGAACGGGTAAATCCATACTTGCTGAACTGTCTCTAAATTCGATTGCTGTTAAATTATCTACGTTGGGTCCAACACTTGCTCCCACCGTTTCGTGAAAACGTACCGATAAATCATAAATACGTTTTGTTTTAGTTTGTGTCGTTTCTGTGTAGCCTTCATCCAGTCTCATCGTTTGTAGATCTGATGAATAATTTAATCCAATTCTTGCTTCTTCAACAGCGGTATCAATCGTAATGGCTCCGCTCGAAACTGTTTTAGCATTTTGAGCTGCACCTTCTCCAATGACCGCAACCTGTTCAGCTTCTAAATGAGATAAACCCGATAAGCTGGTAGTTAAATCTCCATTATAAGATAATCCAGAATCTAAATAATGAAATTGAGTTAAATCCTTACTAAAATCAAAAGGAGTAAAATATTCAACGTATCGTCTGACCGCTCCATTAATCCATCGTTGAACAATAAGCCATACTTGATCTTCTTCATTGTCTGTTGTGATAATCGCAACACTTTCTACTTTAGCATTAGTTAAAATATTATCCGTCTGTTCGGATGTGTGAGCAGAAGTAAGATTAACAAGCGTGCCTAAACTTTTATTAGAATAAATTTGAAACTGGTTATCATCAACTTTGCCTATAAAATATTTTGTATTCTCTGCTAATCCACCAATCGTAGTTCCAGTATTATCATAATAAATTAAATCGCCTGTTTGGAAACCGTGTGCAGCAGAATAAATAATATCGGTTTGAATATTAACGCCTTGATAAAAATATTGTGTTGTATCGGAACCAGGAGCAGAAGTTAAACTGATAGCGGTTCCCGCTGTGGCATTAGTCGATGTAGTTGCAAGTTTGATAGTGTTAGAGCTTGCAGCAATAACATAATACAAGGATGAATTATTTAATCCTCCTATCAAATTTGAACCCGCATAATAATAAACGGGATCTCCAGTAGATAATCCGTGAGATGTTAATGTAATAATATTGCTTGTCGTATTGACGTTTGTAGTATTAGAAGTAAAACTAATTTGTTGCTGTATAATATTTTTTGTTGTATCAGATTTACCTCCTATAATATGTCGATGCCAAGCCGCTACATTTTGTAATCGATTGTACGTCATACCGGCTAGCACTCCATCGGTTCTGACGCACCAGATTACTGAATACGGCTCCTGTTGGTAATCCATTTGAACAACGCCAGAGTCCGTTATGTGTTCTGATAAGATCGTCATATCGGGAGCTTGATAGCCGTCTGTATCAAAGTTATATGCTAGCTCTCTTACCTTTCTTTTTGCTCGCTGCAAAAATAAAGTAGCATTGCCAATCGACAGCGCATCGACTCCTGCACTTCCATAATTCGATTGTTTACGAATATTAATATTGGTTGGAGTAATAGCATCCTGGGTAGATCCCGAAGAAACTGCATACTCTCCACCCGTTGTCATTACAATTAAAGTTCGAGTTGCTTTTAATGCTTTAATAACATTAACTTGATTTGACGCGATCGTATAAACCATAGCATCTGCATCATCAGTTCCAGAAGTCATATTTTCATAATCTCCAGACTTTGAAAAATATAATGTTTGTGGTTTATTGGTTGGTGCTGCAAAAACTAATCTTTGTTCGAAAAAAGAAACGCACGAAGGATGACCTGTGGTATCACTAAAGGCTCCTAGCTTCCAGGCTGTTACTGCTCCTGTTCCAGAAAAATCATCTTTAATATCTGCTTTGACAACCGTTGTGCTGGTATAGGTAATAATTTTAGCATAGCCAGCACTAAAATTAATTAATCTTCCAACATCGGTAGATGCGAATGTTGCAGCAGAAGCAGTAATCGTTCGATCATCTCCGCTAGTATGAGATGGTGTCATCGTAGTTGTTGTTGTGTTTACATCTAAATAGGGACCATCGGTAAACTCTATCTCCGATAATGTCCAGGATGTATGTCCGGTTCTTTCTAATTTTGAAACTTCGTGGGAATTGTGGCAGATATACATTGTGTCTGCGGATTGAGCAAATTTTAAGTCAAAAAGTTGCGCCGAAGTATAACTGGTTGTGATCTGATAAATTTTATTTGCAGTTCCGGCTGATGAATAAGAGGTATAACCGGATGAATCAATGTCGTTTCCATCAACGTCTTGCAGTTCAAAAGTATTAGTAGTTTTATCTGCAACTTTATAAGTTCTGCCATTAACTTCTGTCATACCCACTACACTAGAAATAATAACAAAATCTCCATTGGTATAGCCGTGAGAAGAAGAAGTAACCACAGCCGGATCGGCTGAAGTAATACCGGTTATGGTTTTATCGCCTTCTGTGATTTGACCGTTATCTTTAAAGAAACGAATATATAAATTTCCAAACTCTAACATATAAGTTTGGGTTGTTGAAAATTCAAATGGAATGAGTCTTGTGGAGTTGGCGCTTGTTTTGACTTGGGACACGTGATACGTACCTGGTCGTCTAGTTACGGGTCCGTGTGGTAATACAACAAAATTTTCTAGGATCGTACATCCATTAAAATATTTTGCAAAATCGGTTCTGCCTTCCATACGAGGAGACAGCTCCCCAGCCGTAAAGCTAGGGACTGATAAAAGTTGTTTTCCCATATTATAATCTACTATTTAAAAAATCTTCTGTTATGATTTGGTCTGCTGGACCCAAGGAAGGATCCGTATTATAACCTTCACTAGCGTTAGTATGTCTAGCTTCGGATAATTTTAATATATATTTTTCATTAAAAAGTTTAGCGGTTTGTAAATTAGCAGTAATGGCATAAGCCATATCTGATGCTAAACCTGCTGAAATCGTTTCCCTTAATAACACATCCATTTCGTTTGGATCGGTTACTTGCGAAACATAGACCAGCTTAACAGAAGAAGATTTAATTAAAAGTTTTCTTCCTTCAATTTTATAATTACTATCGTAACCATCAATACTTAAAACCCTTAAACAATCCGCCGGTAAAGTAAATTGATAGGTATATCCCCAATCGGGAGTAGCAGTATCAGCTGCTAAAGTTTGTCGTTTGATTGTGCTATTCCAGGGATGAGATCTGAAAACCGCATCTCTTACTGTGGTATATCTGGAATTACATAATCGAGCGTTTTTATTATTTTCTGTTAATGATGTTATGGCGCTTGCGCCTAATTGATTTAATGCTGAATTACAAATTTCTACAACGGAAGCCATACTATTCCTTATTATTTCTTACCAAATTAGTCAAGATTAGAGAGAGAGAAGGCGGGAGAAATATCCCGCCTAATCTGTTTAGTGTTTAGTTTACTGTGTACAGAATGTTAAACGACATCGTACCAGCAGTTCCACCTTCTGCAAACATTGTAGCTGCAATATAGTAGAAACCTCCTGGATCTGTGCTGTCGCCAGCAGATGTATACAGTTGTGTTCCAGCAGTATCGATGGCAGCAACTTCAAAACGAACATCCGCCATTGCGCCAGCATCAGCTACCGCAGTTGCATAATAATCTTCGTCTTTTACTGTGCCATCAGACTTGTAGATTCCAACATTGAATGTACACGAACCCCCGAATGTGTCTGATCCCACGTATATATTTGAGATCGTAGCATTACTTGGAATTGGTGCTAGCATAACAACATCGTTATCATTACTATCGCCTGCTGCAAGTTCTATTGTACCTTGTGCCACACGAACAACGCCGTGAAGTAGAGCAGGATTATTAAGAACTTGTGGAGTAGCTTCAAAATTTACTACTAGATCTGAGTTTTTTGTTCCCATAGTTTTATTCTCCTATTACTCGTTGCAAGGTATCTGAACAACTTTTTCTTCTTCCATACGTGTTGCTCCGAGATCCATCGAATAATACACCTGGGTGCTATACGATTTGTCGGCACGTTCTGAAATTTTTGCCGATACATCTTTACCCATAGCAAGTTTGATTGCATCTTCTGTAAATGCAAAAACTAATCTATCAGTCGTGTATGTAGCGTCAAGGTTCAGTCTTGTTGACATTATAAATTCAAATCCAAGAAAACTATTAATTGTTCCTGTCGCTAATGCTTTTACGACAGCATAATCACTTGAAGTCACTTCCGTGATTGCAAGTAAGTCTTGTATTTGTTTTGGACCGCAGACTAAAAATCTCTTCAAAGAAGGATCAATATCGTTGTTATCCAAGATGTATTTAGCAGATCGAAGTTTTGCAACACTTAACCCATCTCCTGAGTCAGATGTTGAAGTCTTTTGACTGCTTGGTAGAGCGGTGGATGTGCCACCTGCCACGCCAGTAGAAGCAGAAGCATTCATAGCCGTAATAATTACGTCATCAATGGCTCTGTTCATAGCGCCAGCAGCAGCTCTCGCATAAGTCGATGTTGGATCGATAAGCATTCTTACCTTATCCGCATCGTCTACAAGATCCGCCCACTCATAAGTTGCCAAAGATACTCTACGTCTTGAGTGTGGAGTGTCGATTTGAGGTGTGTCAGCGTGGCGACTCGTTCTTACTTGAGCAGCCGTTACTCCGATTTGATCGAAGAAAGCAGATTTGCCTCTTACGTTTTCCACATCAACAGCGTTTCGTAGCTTTGACCCAGTTTGTTGCGCCAGTAACGACACATTTGCCGAATACTGTTCAACAAAGCTGGTAGTTATTTGACTTGACATAAGCCAGACTCCTTATTGTTGTGTTTATTGTTAAACAAATAATCGGTTGATTATCCTTTATGGATCTTCCTCAAATTTACATCTTGTCGATGTTGGTCTTTCCCAATGCCAACTAGGGTCTTGCGATTATCCTAGTTATATTTGCTATACTTGATTTTTCTTATCTCGTAAAGCAAAATCTTTAAACAACCTCTTCATTATTTTTCTTTTGAAGTAATGTTTGTACTTCTTGTACCGCAGCATCGTGATTAGGATGACGTTTTTCCCAATACGCTGAACCGGGTTGTTGTAATTCTCCAATTTGTTTATCTATTTGTGCTGGCGTTAGATAAGCTGGACCCGATGCTTGAACAATATTATCTTCTCCCATTTTGTCCGCTAACATAGCAAAGGCTCTAATCATAAGGGGATGATCTCCTAACATAGTTCCATCCGCCATAGGTGCTGCTAATAATTGTTTATCAACAATAGATTTTGCAAGAGTAGCCGCTTTTGATAACTTGCTGTCATACGCCTGTCCCCATTCTTGTTTCATCTCTTTGGTACTATTTTCTCTGGAAACTAACGCTTTTGTATCTGCATCCTTTATGCCTTGTGAGACCATTTCATTATAAAATTTAACCATACCATTAGCTTGCGTAGGAAGTAATCCTAGTTTATGCGCCTGGTCTGAAAAATTATTTAATGATGCTTTATCGACATTAGCATTTTCCGGAATATCATATTTATATTCTCCCGGAGTTTTGGGTCTACCTAGTTTTTCATAAACCGCAGACCAATCTTCATCGGTTGCGTGCTTATTAGGAACTGGGATCTTATCTGAACCAACTAATCTTTGTGAATGGATATAGCTTTTGGCTAATGATCCAATATCTTTAATACTTTCTAAAGATTTATCAGCTCTTATATCTTCTGGAATACCTTGTTTCCAATCGACATTTACTTCTGGAGTCTCTGTTTTAGGGTCTCCAGACAGTTGAGTTGTAGGTTCAACTGCTACCTCTTGATTTTCACTACTCATTTTTCCTCCAATTTTTTAGTGAGTATATTTTTAATAAACAAGATCACGGATCTTGTTCCTTCTAAAAATGCAGACTCGTGACTATCGCCTTTAATATGCGTAGTCATATGATAGCCGCATCTTTTTTCCAAATCCTCCAATACTTTTTTACCATTATCGGAATTGAAAACTTGTTTGTAAGCAATGTTTAATTGCTTTAAATCGTTTTTATCCACCCTGGACCGCCTTTAACGCAGGAGCAATTTTCCCTGCGGATTCGGCGACTTGTTGAGCTTGTTGAAGTTGTTGTTGTTCCATTTGCTGTTGTTGTTTCTGTTGTTGAATAACTTGAACTTCGGCTTTGGATCTCATAATTTTAGCTGGCAAGCCAAGCACATCCTTAACGTGATCGACTAATCCATCAATATCAATGTAATCAAATACCGGAGCGACATTCTGCATTGAACCAAATATTTCTATTCCTCTCATAATAGACGAAAGCTCCTGGGTCTTTTGAGCTTTGGCTAATGGAGATACATATTCAATTTCAATATTCTGTTCGCCTAACATTTCTGGCGGAACTGGAAATTTATTATTTTTAAGTAATAAATTGAAACATCTTGTGATTAAAGGTTGTAATAATTCTGATTGTAGCCTTCCTAACACGGGACCTAACAATCTCATTTTTTCTTCTGTTCTTTGCAACACTTCGGTCGCCGTCATATTTTGACCTTGAACAGATATTAATTGATCGACAAAAAAGTTTTCTCGAATAGCTTTTCTTCTTTGCTCTTCCATTTGAATACCCACCGGATTATTAGCTCCGATATTTAATGGCTCGATTCTTTCCCTGGTTCCTGCTCGATAGAAATTTAATCCTCCAGGAACTGTTCTAACCGGTAGAATAAATCCATCATCCGGGACCATCAAAGGTGGATCAATTTGTTTTTGAGCAGCTATAATGGAAGTCTTGGACATTGTATTCAACATCTTCGTATCTGGCAACGCGTTCATTGCCGGACTTCTTCCATAAATTTCATTCGATGAAGATTTTAAATATCTAGGAACTACGTATGGAAATTCCCTAAAACCACCTTCTCTTAATAAAAATCCTGTTTCTGGATGAACGTGGCAGGATGTATAATTCATATCTTGCTGATTGTCATATCCCATCGCAAAATCATTTTTAAAAATCGTATGAAGAATAGCTGTATCTTCGTAAGGATTCTTATCAACAATCGTTTGTAAGGCTTTAGGTAATTGTGCCTCCGGGTACATTAAAGGAATATTTTTATTCTTTAAATGAAATCTGCGCGTTAAGCTGTCGACAAAACCTTTTTCATTTTCAGTTATAAATATTTCTGAAATATGAATCGTTTTAAATCTTAAATCATCATCAACATCATCGGAAATAAACATCGCCGATGTACCGAATGCCAATAGTTCGTGATAAAGTTCAAAAATTTCCTGCTGAAAATTAGAACGCTGAAAGACCTGCTGCATAATTTTTGCACAGCTCTCCAACCATTCTGCTGCCTGGTCATCCGCGTTAGTTGCTGCGTTTCTATATTTTAATATAAACCACGGAGAAATCGTATTCGTCAACATTCCGTTTAAGGAAGATGCTAATAATTCCAATGCGTGCGTAGCGGTCCCGTCATAAATTTGATCGTGGCGCTTATCGCCTTTGGTGTGTTTAATTGTTATGTTTGATTTCCTAGGTAAAAAATAATTAGCAATCTCTTGCCAATGTGTTTCCCAGGATGATCGTTGAGCTTTTAAAGTATCATAACGCTCAATAACCATTTTTGCTTTTGGTTCTATTGCCATCTATCCTCCGAGTAATGTATATTTTTGTGTCGTTAAATCCGTATCGCCTAACCCTTTTGCTTTCGTCAAAATCATACTGGATCTACCTTTACCTCTTGATATATCCCTAGTTGACGTAGCGGTTGCCTGCGAAATTTCTGCTTTTGTCGGTGCTGCATACACCGGTGCAGGCGGCGCTGCTGGTCTTGGCGCAAAGATTCTTGCTACTCCACCCATATTAT